AAAATCCTTGCCTTGGCGCCAAGGTACTCAGTAACTATCCTTTACAGGACGAAGATCGCAAGTGCCGCGGTTTTACTGTTTGAAAATAATTTTAATAGAGCCCAATGAGGGATGAAATATCCCAGGTTTTAGTAATATGTTAGCGTATATTATTGAAACTGCCGTCGTTTCCGCAAGGAAAAAAACGTAGCTAGAGGTACCGGATGACCGCCTCGGCAATGCTATAACGCTAGTGACTATAAGAACTCAGATAATGTTCTTTTGTTTTTTTGCCTGTGCAAACGGGCAAATGTGACTAACGAATCTAGATAATATTTACAGTGCTTCGCACTTGATTATAACTACACTGTAAGGAAAGAAAACAACTAGTTCGAGCTGACAAGCGAAGAACGAATGAACGCAGTTCATTCCCTAACTGTTATAAATACCTTATAGGAATCTATCATAATGAAAGTCACTGAGATATTAGTTCGCAAACAACCCGACATCACTTTAGACATGTGGTGTGAAGCTTGGGATCACATAGGCTATAAACCACTACCACGATATATTCCTGAATCATACAGAACTCAGTTGTTGTCTGAATTCAGTCTCGGTGATCTAGCTACCGGTGTGGGCAAGTTTGCTGACAAAGCCACGGGTAGATTCTTTACTACACCTGAAAAAGGTGTCACCGGCAAAACCATAGGTGGTGCTGGCAAGGGTGTATTTGCCAATCGCGGCAACGCGGCTATCAAATGGTTGAAAGTTGTGAAATTTCTCGGCTTCTACCCATTTTATGAAGAATGGCAAGCACAACGTGCCAAGATACAGGCAAGAACTGGAGTAAACGACGCTGACAAAGAAGCCGCATTGCGACAGGCAGCTGAACAAATGATAGTGAAAATTGTGGCTACAGCTCAGTTTGCCAACATGCTAAAATGGATGTTGCGTATTCCGCTCATAGGAAGAACCATGGGATGGATGATTGGTATCACTGGCAGTGTAGCCACTTTTGGACTTTTAGGTGGACCAGCGGTGATTGAAATTCTTGCCACCGAGATGGCAGCCATTGCATTGGAACGTTGGTTAACTTCCGAAGCTGGTAAAAACGCCATAGGCAACATTGTGATGTATGCCATTGATCCCAGTTTGACATGGGCATGGAACAATGGATTTGCTCCGTGGTTTGGATTTTTAAAACAAGTGGACATGAGTGCAGATGGCAAGAAACAATTCAGTCAAGATTTAAAAGTGGATGCAAACATCACAGCAAGTGATGTTGTCAACAAAGCCACTGACAGTGCCAAGAAGGCCATTGGCAGCATGAGTGCCGCACTACCAGCTGGTGTAATTCCAGCTGGCATTTTGGGCAATAAAACTGGTGATAAATCCGCCAGTACCGGTAATAAAACTGCTATTGGCAGCACTTCTACGGAACCAGAATCACCTGCGGATAAGAAATCTAATGGTGATACAACATTATTTCCTTCCGGAAGAGGTAAAGGCAGGAAGGATATGTGGGGCAATGATTTGCCAGACGCCAAATACTAAACCAACGGCATATTCCAGTTTTTAGTATTTTCCATATTTTCTTTAATTAGGTCTGTCATTAATTCAATGTCTTCATGTGAGTATACATGGAGCAATTCATACACACTAACTCCTCCTCGCATATACCAAGAAATTTTAAACAATGTTGCTTTAATTTGTTTAATATCATTTTCTAGCCTAACAATATGCTCTTGGATTTCAGAATCAGTACTAGTTGTTAGGCGCCAACGAAAAAATTTGTTTGATTTAACTCCACAGAGACTTCGCTAGATTCATTACACGCACTGCAAACTATAGTGGTTTTTGGAATTCGCCATTTTTCGTTATTTGCCATGATCTGATCTCGAATTTTTTTATATACTTCTTGATCACAATTTTTTAAAAATTCAGTTATAAATTCTTGATCTGTTACCACTTGGTCTTTTAACTCAATAGATTCTGCACTATCTAAAACCGATTTAGTTTGTATTTCATTTAATGACTCAAACAGATTTTTTACATAAATTTCTTTTTGATCAACATCGGTCAGTTGTTCAAGTTGATAGAACTGTCTTTGTATTTTAAAAGTATCCAATCCATGTGTGTTGGCTTGACGAAAACTTATAGGACGAAGTTTGATTGTAAATTCTTCAAATTTTACATCTGTCAAATATGTTGTGTTTTTAAAATGCTCCATGAATGTGTTAAGATCGATATCATAATCGTGTTCTGCATCACAGTTGTTACATTTATGAGTGGTGGAAAAAATATTTCCGTAAGTGGCAATTCTTATAGCAATCAATAAACAATCTATATCACTATTGGCTAGTTCGTACGGCTCGATAACTTCGGGGCAACAACTTTTAACCACACTAGCAATACTATCTCCAGATAATAAAGCGTCTGGAGTTTTCATTATAATTTCATCCATGCCGGTCATACCTAACACTTTTAGTTTGACAGACAATACTGTTCCCGGAGGGCTAAACAAACCTTTAGAAGGTAGTTCTACATAAAGTTTTGGTTGTCTAAAATACTGCTGTAAAGGATTATTTGCCATTTTGGCTCCTGATAAATATAGTGTATTTATATACGCAGTTTTCTAGGAGAAATAAATGAGTGGAATGACACCCGAAGATTATGAAAAAATGGCAGTGGCCAGGTATGAATACGAAAAACGCATGCAAGCCAGTATGGGCCAAACCGGTGCAGGATTTGCCGATGCTGTTAGGGCCATGAAGAATCCACTGGAACTGTTAGGTATGGCTGTGACTGGGCTAACTGATTCATTCAAACGCGGTATAACTGCATGGCAATATGCTAGCGATACTGGCGCAACTTTAGGAAAAAACTTTGTTGGATTTAATCTAAGTCTGATGGAGTCTCAACTAACACAAGACGATTTATCAAGAATAGTTCAACGTACAGGGGTGAATTTTCAAACACTTGGCGGAGGCATGGAGTCAAGCACCAAAAATTTCTTTGCATTAAGTGCTGAGTACAGTAGAGGCGCACAAGGCGCACAAACATATTTTAGAGATCTGGGTTACACAGTAGAACAAGCCAATGAGGTAATAGCTAGTACTGCGGCTAGTACGGGTACATTTAATAAAGCTATGAAAGCAGGCGGCGCCACTCAGGAAGCCGCATTGAAAGGAGTTTTGGAAAAATCAAAAGAGCTTGCCGCTGAAATGGCAGCTCTTACAGATCTAACTGGAATTAGTAGGAAAAAACAATTAGAAGAAAGAGAAGACCAAGATAGAGATATTGCTTTACAAACCGCATTAGAAGATTTACCAGAAGCTCAACGGAACGGATTTAAAAATATCACATCTGATTTGCAAGCCGCCGGCCTTGAAAAAATTGGTAGAGCTATTTTTACAAGTGAAGGAGCATTAAGCGAAAAAGAAGGACAATTTTTAGCGTTGATGGGAAGTGCGGGCCCAGCATTTAATCAAGCGATGCTTAATTATAAAGAAGCATTGAAAACAGGTGATGATGCTATTATTAAATCGGCAAAATTTAGATTAGATCAAGCTAGAGACGAAGCAGTACAAGTTGCTAGCTCACCAGAATTTAAAGCTATGGTCAGAGCCCGAGGGTTGATGGGAGAATATACCGAGGACATTCAAAAATTAAGAGGTTCTACTATACAACTCAATCGTTTAATGCAAGATAATCCAGGCATGACCATAAGCCAAGCAATTGAAAAAAGTAAAGCCAATTATGGAGAAAATCCTCCAAAATCAACAAAAGACACGCAAGAAAGATCTCTTACAGATTTGTCACAAACTATGTTAGGCATTGAACAAGCATACAATCAGCGGCTTGTATTAGAAGCCGATGCACTTAGAGTAATTGCTGAAACGGCAGGAAAGTTGGCTGCTACTAATACAGCAATGTTTGGCGGACAATCTTTTAAAGATTTTATTAGATCTGATAAGGCAACTGCTGATGCTGTTGAAAAGTCTCTTCAAGATTTAACAAAGATGGCAACAGACGCATGGACGAAGCTAACAGGATTGAGCTTGGATGAAACAAAAAAGTACGTGAGTACAATGTTAACAAATATCAACGATATGATCGCAGCCGCAAAAGCAAAAATAGACTATAAGGATGTACCCCCAGTGGTTCGAGCTGGAGGAAGTCCAGGTATTGCAGACTTTTTATCTAGCAGTACGAACATGATGAGTGTTTTTGAAAATTTTGGATCAGGTACTCCTGCGGTATTACATGGCATGGAATCAGTTATACGCCCCGAACAATTGAACGGTATTATTAATAAAGCCGCAGGAACTGCAATGTCATCCTTGTCTGGATCCATGCAGTCATCATCTGGTCAATTTAGTCAAGTGAATCCTGAAGTGTTCAATGACATAAAAAGCCAGCTGGCCATGTTAAATAGCTTGATGGCTTCACATCTACCTGATATTTCGAGCAGTATGACTAAACAATATAGTGCTCTGAGAGATCTAAGCCCAGACTTCCATGCCTGAGGATAATAAATGAGTTGGAAAAAATATTTCACACCAGTGCCAGTAAATGGACAAAATCTTGGCCCCCTTAACGGCGTTAACAGTGGCAACAGACTTGGCCCGGCACAGACCAATTACAGCAGTTACTTGCCAGATGTGTATACTGGTAGCCCAAATCGTATTGAGCGTTATGCTCAGTATGAAACCATGGATTCGGATCCGGAAGTCAATGCCGCACTGGATATCCTTGCGGAGTTTTGCACACAAAAGATCAAAGATGGCAAAAGCCCATTTGCAGTCAAATGGCGCAGTAAAGGCACCAATGCCGAAGTTAAAATTCTAAGCGAGTACTTACAGCAGTGGAACAAACTGCAAAAATTTGATGTGCGTATATTCCGCATTGTGCGCAACACATTCAAGTATGGTGATGCATTTTTTGTGCGTGATCCAGAAAATCAAAAATGGTCTTGGATTGATCCAACACAACTGATCAAGATTATTGTTAACGAAAGTGAAGGCAAAAAGCCAGAGCAATATGTTATCAAAGATCTAGCACCCAACTTTGTTGATCTAGTGGCCACACAGATCACACCCAATATCAATCCACGACAAACTGGCGGCGGCCCAGTTCCAGCCGCTGGATACATGGGCGCAGGTTCAGGACAGCGTGCCGGCGGTGCAAACAGTAGCAGTCAAAGCAGGTTTGGTCTCAACCAGAAAGAATCAGCAGTTGATGCTGAGCATATAATACATCTAAGCCTCAGTGAAGGGCTGGATCAAAACTATCCATTTGGCAACAGTTTGTTGGAAAATGTTTACAAAGTGTACAAACAAAAAGAATTGCTAGAAGATGCAATTCTTATCTATCGTATCAGTCGTGCGCCGGAGCGCAGAGTGTTCACCATTGATGTGGGCAACATGCCCAGTCACTTGGCCATGGCATTTGTGGAACGTGTTAAGAATGAAATACATCAGCGCAGAATTCCTAGTCAGACAGGTGGTGGTGCAAATGTTATTGATTCAGCATACAATCCACTCAGCATCAATGAAGATTACTTTTTCCCCAAAACAGCAGACGGCAAAGGCAGCGATGTCAAGATGTTGGAAGGCGGCAAGAACATTGGAGAAATTGATGACCTTAAGTATTTTACAAACAAGTTATTCCGTGGACTACGTATTCCTAGCAGT